AGCCTCCTCACGAATCTTCCACTTTGAAAACTGCTCCAGATTCTCTGGGTCATTAGGGTCAAGCATTGTCCCAGCATCCATTTTAGACGTAGGCAAAAGATCTTCCGTTGGAGTAGTAAAGGCTACTCCCTTTTGTGTCATGCGACCATCCTTGAAAAGTCCACGATCCTCCAGCATGAGATAGTCCTCGCCAAATGGAGTTGCGTCACCTTTTTCATCAAGCAATCCACGGACCCTCATCCCCTCCTCAGTATTGAACTCAGGAATAGCAAACTCCTGACCAATTCGAGGGTCGTTTAACTGGAGGTCACGCCAATTAGGTGGCCGCGAAGACATTTCGGCCCTCTTGATGTTCTCAGCTTCTTCTGCGAGATACTCCTTAGTTGCTTCGGACTCAAGCGTTGCCGTATCAGATTCCGGTTCCATTACTTATCTTTGTTGCGCCCTGAGTCTTTCTCTTGCCGTCAATGATTTTTCTGGTGCTTCTGAATCTTCTGAAGTTCCTAGTGTTTGCTTGGCCACCAATTTAGACATCGCATCCTTAATCATTTGTTCTGAACTTCCTTTGGGTATTTTCCCCAGTTCTTCGGCACGACGGATCGAGTTGGCAAAATATGATCTCAGCCTGTTTATCTCTTGTGCCGCCAACTCCTCAGAAATTCCCGGATCTTTAAGTTTTGTGGCAGCGGATTGAGCAACAGAAAACTCCTTATCAGACATTGATCCTAATCCTTGGAATTTCCTCATGCTGTCAGTAGTAGATAACGCAACAACTGACTCTCTCATGGAGTCTGCGTCCCATGTTTTTGATCCCGGAAGGTATTTAAAGCCAATTCCTGCGCCAAAAACACCGGGAAATCCTTCTGCCATGGACAACTCGTTCAACGCCGAAATTGCGTAAGCTGCATCACCAGCCGCTCTCAATGCTGCTTCACTACCTGCTAATTTAACCTCGTTACTCTTACGCTCTTCTTCTTCTTTTAGGGTTATTTTTGTATCCTCCGCTTGCTTGATAGCCAGTGGTTGCCCCGCAAGTTCAAGTGCTTCTTTTGGCTGTCCTGTCTGCATCAGTCCTAGAGCAGCGGAAATTCTGTCTTGGGGGATTTCAACTCCAGCTTCCTTGCTTTGTTTTACTGTTTCGGCCATTTGTATGTCCGCTGCTGCTTGTCGAGCTTTAGCCGCATCAGCAGATTCAAGTTTTTGTTCTGCGTCCTGAATGTATTTATTGTATTTCGCCTGCAACGCCTGAGCTTCGCGCTGAGGTATGAATTGCCCGGATTGATATCCAAGCTCCTGTTTTAAGTAGGTTCCAAAGTCCATTATGAATTTATGTAATTGTTCTGTTAAGGAACGGTGTATCCATTCGCTTGATTTTGAGGACCGCCTGCACCAGCAGTTTGTGCGCCCATTCGAGCTTCGCGTTCGCTGGCTAGTTCCATTGCTGACTTCATTTTCATCATGTTTAGCGAATTAGTAATGAAGTCTCCGGTTTGACCAGCAATAAAGGATCTTTCATCCAGCGAAACGTTTTCATCACGAATCTGATCCTTATACGGTTGAAGCACACTAGCCATTTCAGGAAATAGCTTCAAAGCCGCGTCAATCTGAATGTCGCTTTGCTTGATTAGCTTTTTCTTTTCGCCTTGTTGCTTGAAGTAGTCAGTAACCTGACCAATTCCTTGTGCAACGCCTTGCGCCCCAGCCATAGCTTGCTCACGCGCTGCCGCAACAGACCCAGAATAATCTGGAGCCTGATACGGGATTGTTCTTACGTCTCCTCCGAATAGTGCCATAATTTTAGTTGTTATTATCCAAGCTGGAGTCCGTCGCCATAGTAGTGTTCCCGGGAGTTCACCGAACCCGGAGAGTTGTTCATACCACCATAATTTCTGTCGGCATACATTTGACCAGCTTTACCAATCCCACTTCCAAGGCTACCCCACATTTGGGCTTTGGCTTGTTGGTTTGCAGCGTTAATTTGGTAATTTGCTTGGTTGGCTTGGTTTTGTGCTCCGGCTTTTTGTTGGGCAAAGTTGAGCGGCATGTTAAAATCAAATCCACCTGCTGCTTCAGGCCCAAGAGTCAAGGCGGTGCGAAGATCCTGTTGTCCAGCACCATACGACAATGGAGCCGTGCGTAGGGCTTGCAGTCCGGGATTCGTGTAAAACTCACCAGCTTGGGAGTATGCACGTTGTCCAGCTTGTGCTGCTTCCGCCCGCTTACGAGCCATGACATCCTCACGCCCCATTGCTTCGCTGACGATACCAAGGTTTCCTCCAAGCCGTCCAGATGCTTGGAATGCCTCTCGCGCTTGCTGCTCGTATCCACGACGTTCTTCTGGAGTTACGCCTTGTGCTGATGCCCTAGCCCGTTCTGCCTCTTGGGCAGATGCTTGAACTGCGGCTGCTTGTTCTGGCGAAAGTGCTTGCATCAAGCCTCGCGTCATACCAGCCTGACCTGTCATTTGGCCAAGTTCTTCAGCGCGAAGCTGCTCTAAGGTTTTACCTGCTTGTTGCGACGTGCTTAGCTGAAGTCCTTGAAAGCCCGGTTGACCGTTAACACCACCAAGGAATTGCCCGGTTTCACCGAACATTTGGCCCATGAGTTGAGGTCCGAACCTGTTCTGAAGTTCAAGAAATCCCGGGATGTTCTGACCATAGTAATCAAGCAGACCAGTTGCCTGACGACCAGCCAAAGTCGTTCCTTTATTTTTTTTCCCTGTTGACGTTTTGAAAATGTCAGTTGGCGCGGGTGCTGGTCCAGCTTTTCCTGCTTGAGAAGCACCATATGCTGACACTGCGCCACCTACTACGGTGGTCCCTACTGCTACCCAAGACATTAGCTCAACTTACCCCCGAAGTCGTTAATTGTGTTTTCCGTATAAGTTTTCATCATTTCAATTCTTTCTTGCTCGTATCTATCTTTTTTCCACGAATTAGCCCTTTTATTATCGTTATCAAAAAGCGGGTTTTCATTGGGATATGTCAAATATTCAACCATCTCATCAGGATCACTTATGTTTTCTGGGTTGGCGTGGAATGTCAGCCATGTTGTGTCTTCGTGAATGTAAAGGACCCTCTTTGTCCCTGCTTCAGTAACTCCGACAAATGGGGCTTCGTATTCTACGACTCCCGCCTGATCCATAACGCGCAACTTTCCAGACGCAATCACAAAAGGATGATTTGTTTTGTGCTTCATGCTTGTAAGCAATGATCCTGCGGGCATAAATATCTTTCGGATATACATTCCGGAAAGAAACAAGTGCTCTGTTGGAAAATAGCCATCTGGCATTTGAGCAAGTTGATACTCAAGCCGTTCAACATCAGAAGCGGAGGCAATCTCTTCAGCAGACGGAACCTTAGAAACAAACACCTCTTGGCACTCGTTTTCTTTCTCGGTTGATTCTAGTTGCCCTGTCACAATAAATTAGCCGATGAATATTAAAGAAACTTCTGGAAAGTTTTCGGACGCACCGCCAAGGTTCTTACTCTTCAGTGCAATGGACGATGTTGTCTTTGTTCCTGCATTTGGTCGTGCTATTAAAACCTCACCAGCGGAATCGTTATCTTCCCCGCTTCCAACATAAGAGTAATTGACGGATGGCAGAGCAGTTGTAAACGCCACGGTAAATGACCCCGAGGCCGTTTTGGTAACGCTTGTTACGTTGCCCGAGCCGCCCGTTGGGATGTATCGGGTTGTATTGTCGGAATTGGTGGACCCCGCTGCGTTTTTGGTCATGTCAAAAACCACCCATGCCCGCACACCGAAGATTGGTGCTGTCCCCGTTTGTGCCCCGTCTAGCTTAGGGGCGGTGATGTTTGCATCAAGAATCTTGGCAGTGGTTACGTTTGCATCAAGGATCTTGGCAGTGGTCACGTTTGCGTCTAAGATTTTTGCGGTTGTCACATTGGAATCTGCAATCTTTGCCGTAGTAACGTTTGAATCTGCAATCTTTGCCGTAGTCACGTTCGCATCGAGGATTGCAGTTGTCGTGACAGCGTTTGAACCAAGTTCGTTTGATGTAATTCCCCCGGCCTTAACAAACAATTTCCCGGTAGTAACGGCAAGAGTGTCGCCAATAATGGCGGTAGACGTCATCAGGCTTTGATCGAGGATGTTGTTCATCTTCGTGCTAGTGATTACGTCAGTAGCCGTGAAGGTGTAACTTGTATCAATTGCGCCGGGCATATTTTATCTTTGTGAAATGATTTGTCTATTGGTGACTGAACCAGCTACCTTTACTGAGTTGACCTTGGGTGATCCGATGGTCCTTGTCAAGATCATTGTTCCGGTGAAGCCTCTAATGCCGCCTAACCTACATCTGATGCTTGCCGTTTCAGCCTCGGTAACCGTGGTGGGGGTAAGCAACCCACCAAGCAGGTCGGTAGTTGTTCCTATGGATTGAGCGTCGTCAGGGTCTTCCGCTGCAAACGCAATGTCATATTCCGAGTTCTGGCCGGGAAGAGACTGGATGTTCACCTGTGCGTCGGTGAACCGCTTGCGTTCCATTGTTCCGAGGTCGTATCCTCTCGTCGTAAGTGACGCGTCAATTGCCGGAGACACAACGGCATTAGAGTTATCCACGTTCAGCGTGTCATTGGAGCTTTCAGATGCTTCAAGTTGATGCAGTCCTCCATTGGAAGTCACAACGTAGATGTTGTTTCTCTCGCTTGCGCTGCCAATCACGAAGTCTTTAATCAGGAATCGAGAGTCTCCAAAGGTGTCTAGTGATTCCCACCCCTTGTTCAGGAAGTTATACACCAAAATTGCGTTGTTCCCGTAGGAATCGCCTGCACCCGGAACGGAATCAAGCGGAACGGCAAGGTAATATCTGTTCTCAAACAGAATTCCCACCGCCTTGTCAGCATAATCAGCGTTGATCCGGTCAATATACGGCTGAATGTTCTTAGAAAGCGGCTCTTCAGTGCCTCGCAGGTTGTAATCGTTAAGGAACTCAATCCCATACACGCCGTCGTCGGACAAAAAGAGCATTGCGTTGCCGCGCATGACAACGGACCGACGAGCTAGGCATCCAATCTCGGACGTAAGCTCCATAACAGTGACGTCTAGAAGGCTTCCAAGCGTTTTCTTAACAAGATGAAGGCTATTCCTATTCAGGACAACCAATCCGTCGTCGTAAAACCCGTGCATCGCAACCACATAGTCAGCTGTTCCACCACTTACACGGAATTGGTTCTCAATCTGGTCGAATGTAGTCGTATCTAGGATGTCAGACACTGCGATTTCGTCATTGATCTTACGGGTAGTGTAAGTAACCCCATTATAAGCCCCCGACTGACTGTAATAGAATGGAACCCACAAGCGGCGTTGGAAATGGACTCCCCAAGGCGCACCGGGTTGGTGTATAAAGCCGCCACCTACGCTGAACCTGCCTCCAAACTCAAAAAACAGCGAGGATGTGGCCGTATTGTAGTTTCCTACTGGCGCATACCATGTGATCGTTGTCGTTGTGGCAGAGACAACCTGATACTCATTCCCAACCATTACTGACAGCTCAGTAATATCCGTTGCACGAACAATAATGACGTCCCCAGCCTTAACAGTTACATTCCCAGCGACCGTCGCTGTCACCAACCCACTTACGACGTCAACATTGCCTTCGTCAATGCTAAATGACTGCGGTTGAGTATAGGCTCCACCGGGAGATAGCGTGAACCCGTCAGTGGCAGTGGCAACCGCAGATCCAAACGGAGTGCTGACGGTTATGCCTGCCGCTAAAAAGGTGAACGTGTCTTGGTCAACTACCGTGGCAACCGTATATGTCCCGTTGGGAGGTGTCCCGGTAGTAAGCCCCGCAATTGTAATCGAGGTTCCTACTACTAGCCCGTGTTCACGCAGATTCACCGTGACAACGGT